TGTAATAATCCATTGATTCTAACACTCTTCTAGTAAATTGTTCTCTGGCTTCAATGTATGAACATTCAGCTTTTGATTTACAAAAGAAAAGAATCTCTCTCTTGAAGTTCTCTTTTCCGAGTTCTTCAACATCCTTATTCAATTCAATACTAGAACCATAATAATCCATCCAGTCTGAGTCAATCTTCGACTTGATTTTCTTTTTCTTTTTTGTGCCGTTTTTCAACTTAACCATTCGATAGGTTGTTTTGGAAAACTTGGCTAATTTCTTACCAATATACTTACGGCTGTTGGTCAGATTTGTTATTTCATAAACAAATCCAACGCAATCTTCAGGCAACTCTTCGACAACATTATTTTTATAAATCCACATAGTAGATTTATTTAGTCGTCTTCTTCTAAGTCCTCTTCTTCGAAAATGTCACCAGAACATACAGGACAGTACACAATATCTTCCAAGTGTGTATCAGATCCTTTTATAATAATCTTTCCTTCAGCACCGCATTCTTCGCATTCGAAATGTTTCGTTGTCATCTTTTTACCTAAAATTTGGACCTTCTATCCAAAGGGATAATGTTTTTCTTACTCCCTTTGTTACGGGAGTTACTCTATGCTGTATATAAGATGGAAATATTAACACAGTTCCAGCAGTTCTCAATTCATTAATTGGTCTTGGTTTGTTTATAAAAAACTCTAAATCTCCACCTTCATAATTTGATGATAAAGAAACAACAACTGTTAATTTACTATCTTTAGTTGGATGAGTATCCATCGCATCACCATGCCAGTCGTACTGTCCAGCATATTTAGAATCATAAACATTATAATTTATTGTATTTGTAGATCCAAAGTCATCAACATCAAACTTAAATTCTGTTTCGTTTGTTTTTAAAACTAATATTTTTAGATTACTTAAATAATGCTGCGCTTTTGGCCAAGGTATAAGTTTTGTGTTTGCGCTTTTTGTAACATTGGCAGGAACATCAATAAGTTGTGGATGGGCATCTCTGTCTAGGTATTGACATATCTTCAAACATTCTTCTTCAGTAAAAAAAGATGTAAAACATATTGCTTCTTTTCTCATTTAAATTCCCGAATCAAATAGTATATTACCAGCAATTGAAATTCTAACATCATCTGATGTATAAAATGGATAAACACAATGAATTAAAGAAGCAGGAAACATAATCATTGTTCCTTCCATTTCTTTAGTAAATTTAATTGAGTCGATTAAAGGTGTTCCGATTATTGATTGATATACAAACTGAAATGTTCCTGCAGTGCCACCATTTGGATTTTCAATTTTATGTTCATATGGTATATTTACCCAAACAACATAAGCTGCGATTCCACTGTGGAAATGATTTGGAATAAATTCATGTTTATTTTGTAAATTTACCCATGTACTGCCATTAACAACTTCAAGTTTTTTACTATTAAGTTGTGATGCGTTTGTTACATTAAAATAAGAATCGTATTGATTAAACATATTAACAGCATAACCATCTAATTCTTTTTTATTTTGTTCAAGCGGATAATGTTTAGCAACTCCATTGCCAGTTAATCCAGAAATAAATTCCTGTTTATTTGAACTTTTTATTTCTTCACATTCTGTTTTTAATTTAGAGAACAACTCTTGTGGAAGTTTTTCTTTAACAAAACCAAAATTATTTAATGTATTAAATTCTATCACGCAGCCTTACCCCAAACATCTCCCCAGTCTCCAGACAATGCGCCTTTGGCATAGTCAGTCACACGATTCTCAAAGAAGTTGCCGTGTACTGGTGCGTTAATCATTTCCTCAACCCATGGTAGTGGGTTCTTCTTTACCTTAAAGATTCCCTTCATGCCAAGAGAGATAAGACGACGATCGGCAATATAACGAATGTATTGTTTAACATCAGCTGCAGATAATTCTCTCATATCAGCACCTTGATAGCAAAGATCAATAAACTTATCTTCTAATTCTACCATGCGTTCAGCGATTGTGTAGATTTTACCTTTTAGTTCATCGTTCCAAATTTCATTGTTTTCTTTTACATATTCTTTAAATAAACGAATCATCGACTCAGCATGCATTGTTTCATCAACAATTGACCAAGTAACAATTTGACCCATACCTTTCATTAATCCGTGACGAGGAAAATTAAGCAACATGATAAAAGAACTAAAAAGCTGCATCCCTTCAGTAAAGGCACTGAAAACAGCAATATGCTCAGCAGTGCTAGCGATAGTACCATTCCTGCTAGAAAGATCAAGTACATAGTCATGTTTATCCTTCATCTCTTGGTATTCCAAGAATTGATTGTAAGTAGATTCTGGTAAACCCAGCGTTTCAATCAGATGAGAATATGCAGCAATGTGTAATGCTTCACGAGCTGCGAATCCCATCAACATCATACGAACTTCAGGCTGAGGGAAATAAGGTAGATAATTGTTAACATAGCCACCAGCAACATCAATATCACCTTGGGTAAAGAATCTAAAGATGTTTGTGAGGAATAATTTTTCTTCATTTGTTAATTTCTTTTTCCAATCTTTTACATCTTCTGCCATTGGTACTTCTGAGTGTAACCAGTGCGCTTGTTCATGTTTCAACCAAGCATCATATGCCCATGGGTAGTTAAATGGTTTAAAGTGATTGCGTGTATCAGTTAGTCTTGTTTTTGTTTTAGTTATCATTTTTTTATCCCTCGCATGCCAAACATTCATTGCCTTCCGTCAGGTCATGCAAATTGATTTCTTTAATAATTTCACGCTCAATACGCTTAGAAACTTTATCAGCTTTAGCAATCTTATCGCTACGACAATAGTAAAGAGTCTTCAGCTTTTGTTTCCATGCCATGAAGTGAACAGCGTGTATGTATTTAATGTGGCTGTCGGGTCGAAAGAAAAGATTGACTGATTGGGCTTGGTCAATGAATTCTTGTCTGTCAGAAGCATGTTGGATGAGCCATCGTTGGTCAATTTCCATACTTGTTTTGAATACATCTCTTGTCCATTCGTCCAAGGATTCCATATGTTGTACGGATCCGTCATTGGCAATGATACTGGACCAAATTTCATTATATTCACTTTCATCTTTCGCTTTATCCTTAATAATTTTATCGAGATAACGATTCTTGTTTAGGTGAGAACCCGATAGAGTATCCTGGCGATAAGCATTGGCACGATAAGGTTCAATAGAAGGACTAGTATTGCCCATAAGAATGGAAGAAGAAGCATTGGGAGCAATAGCCATAAGATGACTAAACCTATTCCCAGTACCCACTGCATCAGGTGCTTCACCCCTCTCCAATCCAAGTTGTTTATTAGCGACATCTAATTTCTCTCTTATAGTTTTAAAGATGTTTTTATTTCTACCAACTGCTAATGATGATTCCCACGGCAAGTTGTTTCGTTGTAGATAAGCATGCCAACCCAAAGCACCGATGCCAATGCTGCGCTCACGACTGGCAGAATACCTTGCACGCTCAATGGAGGTAGGCGCATTAGAAATAAAATACTCCAAAACATTGTCGAGCATTTCAGCAATATCACGAAGGAAGTCAGGATGGTCTTTCCACTCATCATAGTACTCCAAGTTTAGTGAGGATAAACAACAAACAGCAGTGCGTTTTTCATTTGTTGGTAAAATAATTTCTGAACAAAGATTTGATTGATTAATTTTTAGACCAAGATCTTTAAGATGCTGTGGCATCTTGCGATTAGATTCATCAATAAAGTGTAGGTATGGCTCACCAGTCATCATACGCATCTCAAGCAGTTTCTGCCAGAGTTCTTTTGCTGATACTGTCTCACGAACTTCTTTAGATGCTGGGTCAACAAGTGGCCAAGAGTCGTCAAAGTTTGGATCAATCATTGACTGTTCAATAATTTCCATAAAACGATCAGGAATATTAATTCCATGATGCATATTCAGAGTGCGCATATTTTGATCGCCTGTCGGCTTGCGCATCTCTAGAAAATTTATAATATCTGGGTGATCAATAGATAAGTAAGCAGCATAACTACCACGACGGGTGCGACCTTGACGATATGCCAAACTAGATGCGTCATATATTTTGAGGTGAGGCATAACGCCAGTACTTTTATCATCAGCCGAACGAATACCAAAGCCAATCCCAACACCACCGCCCAACATACTAAGCCAATTTGTTTCAGATAGATTATCAACTAGACCCTCCGCTGTATCTTCAATATAATTAAGAAAACATGATATAGGCATACCACGTTTACTGCGACCAAAAGAAAGAATGGGAGTAGAATAAGACAACCAATGTTTACTGCTGTATTCGTATAATCGTTGCGCATGTTCAGGGTTACTCCCAAATGTACTTGAAACAAAAGCGAATCGTTCTTGAGGACTCACTTCCTCATCTTTCATATAACTTTCTTTCAATCTTAACTTACCCAACTCATCAAACAAACCATCACGAGAATAGTCTACCGTTATGCCATGCACAATGTCTGCCATATTTGCCCCAATTTATTATAGTTTTACTAATTCATTTGCTAGAGGAAATACCTCAGCAATAACCTTTGCGCATTGTCGTGCGACTTCTTGGTGTTCTTTTTGTGTACCATTTGCAGATCGGAGTTCAATAAAGTGAATCCACGATCGTAGTGTACCATTCATGTATAAACGAGAAACAGTTAGTCCTTCTGGGAGTACTGCTCTTGCTTGCTCTTTGGCAATACCATTTGCGATTGCCCAAGCATACGCTTCTTCAGCTTCTCTTATCACTCGCTTTTGTCTTTCTTCCCACCATGTTGCCAATGCTAGATTTGTATTCTCAACACTATTTTGACGATTCTTCGTATCTTGGAGTCGGGCTTCCCTTAGAACGAAAGATAAGTCTTTTGTTGGATCAGCATATCGCTGGCTAAATTCTTGGAACGAGAAAGAGCGGTGACGCAAGATTTGTCTTGCTATATCACGAGT